GAGGATAACGAAAAATGACATTTTTTATTCCTTTTCTGATAACTATTTATTGCATAGTATCTCAAGCATAACAAGCAAAAAGAGGGCTTGCGCCCTCTTTTCTTATAATTCGCGGATCGGCCTTTCCAAACCTTTCAGAGTTGTTTGTTTTACCACATTTGAGTCTGGCAATTGATTTAGTGAATCCTCTAACATAATAGACAAGCGCCCGACCATATAGGCATACTTTGATTCGTAGCCCTTCGCATCATCAAGCAACTTTCGAACTAGGGGCGATACAGATACGTTAGTCATTTTGAAATTCTCCAGCTAGGCGGGGTTATTCCCGCTTTCCTTAGAATCACTATGCGCCTTCTCAGGTGATTCGTCAAACAAAAAACACGCTTTTCACATCACAGAGTGTTTCAATCTTTGTAGACCTGTAATAATACATGATCGCGATTTTTACCGTTCTCTCTTGACTCCTTATGCTGATTCCATTAAACTGGCGCGATTTGCGAATCACCTAAATGATTCGCAATCTTTTATATCTTATATAGCCAAAATTTGATTTTGTCTATAATATTGCCAGTATCAGCCGCCGCTTGCAATGTTACATTGTAACAAAATGTGCAACCATAAATTGAGTGTTTTGGAGCAGAACAACGGCACCCCATAGGGCCCCGCCGATTCTCAAAACAGGGATGCAAGGCTTGCTCGGTCCCAAGTCTTGGTAGGTCGTTCATTCTAGCCCTCCCTATTCATATCAGTGTCGAGTCTAACGATTAAACCCTCTAACGTGTCATACGAATAGATCCATTCCCAGTCGCAATTCCATCCATCCTCTTTTGTTGTGGCTTCCCACATGTTTTTCTTTTGGCGAATAAGGTAATGACCATGAGTCATTTTAGCCCTCCACTTCGCAGGTCAATTCGACCTGAGCAACAAACAGGCCCGATTGTTCAAAGTCTTGCAGCACAGTTTCGCAATCTTGCTCTGACATGTTATAGTCTAACACCCACGATTCGTTGAAAAAAGACATGAGAGTCGCGACCAGTGCAAAAGTTTTCATTTTATAACCTCGTTTTTTGACTTCGTTTTCTAACTTAGATTAGGCACTTGCACAAGTCCCATTCTGAGGTAGAAGAAGGGATGTGACATTTTTGCCACACCCCCTAGTGTTGCTATTCCGCAACACCGATCTTTTGCAAAAATGCCAAGTCGATTTCCATTGACATGGGGATTCCTTGGCGCTCGGCTTTTTCGCCGGGATGCGTGATTTTTACGCTTGCGGCGTCTGATTCGACTTGGGTAACAATCTTCTTGACAGGAACCCAAATGCCGCGACCGGGATTTGCGGCGTCCAATACAAGACGAATCGCCTTTTCTGTGGTTTGAGTAACGAAACCTGCGAGGATTTTTGTATCGGTCATTTTGAAATTCTCCAGCTAGGCGGGGTTATTCCCGCTTTCCTTAGAATCACTATGCGCCTTCTCAGGTGATTCGTCAAACAAAAAACACGTTTTTCACATCACAGAATGTTTCAGTTTTAGCCGACCCGTAACAATACGTGATCGCGATTTTTACCGTTCTCTCTTGACTCCTTATGCTGATTCCATTAAACTGGCGCGAATCATCTAATGATTTCAAGCACTTAGCAGTGTTCACGTTTTGTTCCGCTGGCGCGTTTTTGTAACATTTCGTGAACAAGAAAAGCCGTCTTACCGCTTGCGAATCACTGCGATCAGCCCTATATTCTATGTATAGACAAAGGGAAAAGCCAAATGACTAAGATGAAAAAACAATCCATCCCCGCCGCAACCCGCGCGATCGTAATGGCCTCACATGACTCTTGCGTAGCATGCGGCACATGGGATGCAAACGACTGCGGCCACCTAGTCGCCGAGGCAAATGGTGGTGGCGTTGAACCTTCGAACCTAGTGCGCTTGTGTAGCGCTTGCAACGGCGCACAAGGCACCGCAAGCGTAGTGTTTGGCGCCTTCGCACCTCGCGAACTTGAGCCTGCTCTGGTCATCTCACGCCGCGCCTATTGGGTAACATACTGCGGCGCGGCACGTATGTCTCGCCTCAAGCTCAAGCCTTATCGTCCGGTATAGCAGAGAGAGGCGTGGCAGAAATGTCACGCCTCCATTATTTCATAGTGTAACAATTCGTGATGTATAGGGGGCGGTTAGGAGGACTAGTGTTGCATATTTATCACAAAGCCCATTCTCAGGAACCTTATACAAGAAATTCTGAATTTCTCCGAGAGCGACAACGCACCCTTTGAAAGGCTAAGCCTTACTTAGGCGCTATAAACTAACATACTCCGTATGATTATTATAAAGGCGTTACCCCCGCCTTATGAACTCCGTTCAAACGTATGTTCAGCGTCAGTTCAGCGTAAGTTCAGGCTTTGTTTAACGTCTGTTCAAGCTCTGTTCAACGTTAATAGCTGCTTATGAAATTGGTTCAAACGTTATTTAGGATCTGTTCAAGCGCCTGCACAAACTATATCGCCCATGTTCAATGCTTATTACATACGAATAAGACTTTCAATGCTTAATCAAGAAGAATAAGATTTTCAATGCTTATGAAGATTGAGTTGAAAAATTGCATTCTAAGATATTTTATAAGATCAGTTGTAGCTATGCGAGATATAATGCTAATAATTATGAGGAACTCAATATTATTTACAAACCAATTTTGTTGATGTTAATGTACGTTTGTTCAACTCTAACGGCCTAAGCATAGCATCATCGCAGCCTTAGAATTTTTCTGGACCACTAATATAGCAAAGATTCTAGCATCTTTCTATAAAAAATTTTACAAAAATATGTTTGGACAGTGCTGTGTTTTTGGATTAGAATTAATAATATACAACTGTGAGGAATAATTAATGTATGCAAAGATTCAAGCTGTACGAGCAGCTCTAGGCGTTATTGGTCCTGTTGTTCCTGGCTATCTAAATGAGGTTAATGATTTTCCTTCTGTTGCTATCCTTCGTCCTCAACGTCGTCGCCAGCATCTAGGTGCAGGGACTATACTTCATGTTCTGCGAGCAACTGTTCGTGGTTATGTACGTACTAGCGAGGATGACTCGATACAAGATACAGAAGCCACGTGTAGAGATATAGAATACGTACTACAACATCTAAACAATGGCATTGACTCAACTGATACTGTTTTAGATACAGCTCTTAATGAGGCGCTAACTGCGGATCAACTATCGTTGTTTGATGATGTTCGTGTTTTAGAGGTTTCAACAGACGAAGGCTTAATGACTCCTTATGGAGTATGTGAATTAGAAATAGAGGCGAGCTGGTATGAATAATGAACTTCTACCTCCACTGACTAACATCGATGCTCTAAATAATAGTTTAGACACTCCTGCTTTAGATCCAGTCGTTCTCTCTATTGCAAACGACTATCTTGCAGGAGACTCAATTGAACTGATTGCTGAATCTTACGGTATTTCCCGTGATAGAGTTACCTCAGTTCTTGATAAAAAAGAAGTACAAAGCTATGTAGATTCAGTCTTTGCTACACAAGGCTATCTAAATCGTTCAAAACAGATTGATGTTATTAATCGTGTTATTGACGCAAAACTTGAAGAAGCTCTAGAGACCGGTGTATTTACCAAGAAAGACCTACTTGATTGGATGAAGCATCTACAAGACGTTCAGACTACTTTAAAGCCAAAAGAAAGCGGCCCTAAAGTAGCAGTTCAAATTAATAATTATGAACGTCTTATGAAGGATTTAATGGAATAATGGCAACAATTAGAATTCTAGAACTAGACGAGCTAAACGCAGCAGCGATAACAGACAATCTTGTGGTTGTCGATGCTTCTGCTAATACTACTATGCGTATATCAATGGCTAACGTTTTTGCATCACCTACAACTATTGGTAGTGTCACTCCTGGTGATGCTACTTTTGATGAAGTAGTTATAAATGATAGCCTAGATATTTCTGGTGTTACAGTTACAGGTTATACTGGTTCTGAAATTAAAACTGCGTATGAAGGCGAAGCAAGTGCGTTTACTGACGCTCAGTTCACTAAGCTTGGTAACATTGAAACTGCCGCTACCGCAGACCAAACAGCTGCTCAGATTAAAGCTGCTTATGAAGGCGAAGCAAGTGCGTTTACTGACGCTCAGTTCACTAAGCTAGGTAATATTGAAACTGCCGCTGACGTAACAGACGCGACTAATGTTAACGCTGCTGGCGCGGTTATGAACTCTGATACCTCAACTGCGCCTATGTCTTTTGTAATTGATGAAGATAACATGGCCTCTGACAGTGCTACTAAAGTACCAACTCAGCAATCAGTTAAGGCTTATGTATCGTCTTCTATTGCTTCGCAGGTGGTATATAAAGGTGGCTATAACGCAGCAACCAACTCTCCTGATCTAGACACTAATCCTAGCACTATCCTAACTGGCTGGATGTATACAGTTACCCACGCTGGTAACTTCTTCTCTGCCGCAGTAGAGGTTGGTGATGTACTTATCGCTGAGCAAAACGATCCCGACGAAGCTGCTAATTGGACTATTGTTAACAAAGATTTAGACGCAGCTTCCATTAAAGTATCCTATGAAGGTAACTCAGATACTAATGCGTTTACTGACGCTTTTGAGACTAAGCTAACTAATATTGAGACCGCAGCTACCGCTGACCAGACTGCTGGAGAGATTAAAGCTGCTTATGAAGGCGAAAGCAACGCCTTTACTGATGCTCTGTTTACTAAACTTGGAAACATTGAGACCGCAGCTACAGCCGATCAAACTGCTGGACAGATTAAGACTGCTTATGAAGGTAACTCAGATACTAACGCCTTTACTGACGCTTTTGAAACTAAGCTAACTAACATTGAAACCTCAGCGACAGCGGATCAATCTGCTGCTGAGATTAAAGCCGCTTACGAAGGTGAGAGCAGCGCCTTCACAGATGCTCTGTTTACTAAGCTTGGCAACATTGAAACCGCAGCTACTGCCGATCAAACTGCTGGACAGATTAAAACTGCTTACGAAAGTAACTCAGACACTAATGCGTTCACCGATGCTGATCACACCAAGCTAGATAATATAGAAGCGTCAGCGACAGCTGACCAATCAGCAGCTCAGATTAAAGCCGCTTATGAAGGCGAGTCTAACGCCTTCACTGACGCATTATTTACTAAGCTGGGAAACATTGAGACAGCAGCTACTGCGGATCAATCAGCAGCGCAGATTAAAGCTGCTTACGAAGGCGAAAGCAACGCCTTTACAGATGCTCTGTTTACTAAACTCGGTAACATTGAGACCGCAGCTACCGCTGATCAAACGGCAGGACAGATTAAAACCGCTTATGAAGGTAACTCAGATACTAATGCCTTTACCGACGCTTTTGAAACTAAGCTAACTAATATTGAGACAGCTGCTACAGCCGATCAATCAGCAGCGCAGATTAAAGCTGCTTATGAGGGTGAAAGCAACGCCTTTACAGACGCACTGTTTACTAAACTTGGTAACATTGAAACCGCGGCTACTGCGGATCAAACGGCAGGACAGATTAAGACTGCTTATGAAGGTAACTCAGATACTAACGCGTTTACTGACGCTTTTGAAACTAAGCTAACTAATATTGAAACCGCAGCTACAGCCGATCAAACTGCTGGACAGATTAAGACTGCTTATGAAGGTAACTCAGATACTAACGCGTTTACTGACGCTGATCACTCTAAGCTAGATAATATTGAAGCGTCAGCTGACGTAACAGATGCAACTAATGTTGATGCTGCTGGTGCGGTTATGAACTCAGACAGCTCCACTGCTGCAATGTCTTTTGTGATTGATGAAGATAATATGTCTTCTAATAGTGCTACTAAAGTCCCAACCCAACAGTCAGTTAAGGCTTACGTTGCATCTTCTATCGCGTCTCAAGTAGTATATAAGGGCGGTTATAACGCTGCAACCAACTCTCCTGATTTAGATACTAATCCTAGCAGTGTGCTATTAGGTTGGATGTATACAGTTACACATGCTGGTACTTTCTTTTCAACAGCTGTTGAGGTTGGTGACGTACTTATTGCTGAGCAAAACGACCCTGATGAAGCAGCTAATTGGACTATTGTTAACAGAGATTTAGACGCAGCCTCCATTAAAGCAACCTACGAGAGTAACTCAGATACTAACGCGTTTACTGACGCTGATCACTCTAAACTAAACGCTATAGAAGCTTCAGCGACAGCTGACCAATCAGCGTCTCAAATTAAAGCCGCTTATGAAGGCGAAGCTAACGCCTTTACTGATGCTCTGTTTACTAAACTTGGTACCATTGAAACCTCAGCTACTGCGGATCAATCAGCAGCTCAAATTAAAGCTGCTTATGAAGGTGAATCTAATGCATTCACTGATACACAATTCACCAAGCTAAGTAATATTGAAGCTAACGCTACTGCGGATCAATCAGCAGCCCAAATTAAAGCTGCTTATGAAGGCGAATCTAATGCCTTTACGGATGCCCTGTTTACTAAACTTGGTACTATTGAAACCTCTGCTACCGCTGACCAATCAGCGACTCAAATTAAGAGTGCTTATGAAGGTAATTCAAATACTAACGCCTTCACTGATGCTGATCACACAAAACTTAATAATATTGAGACAGCAGCTACTGCGGATCAATCAGCTGCCGAAATTAAAGCTGCTTACGAAGGCGAAAGCAACGCCTTTACTGATGCTCTGTTTACTAAACTAGGTAACATAGAAACATCAGCTACTGCCGATCAAACAGCAGCTCAAATTAAAGCTGCTTATGAAGCAGAGTCTAATGCCTTTACAGATGCTCAGTTTACTAAACTCGGTAATATTGAGAATAATGCAACTGCTGATCAATCAGCGTCTCAAATTAAGACTGCTTATGAGGGTAATTCAGATACTAACGCCTTTACTGACGCTGATCACTCTAAGCTAAACGCTATAGAAGCTTCAGCTGACGTAACAGACGCTACTAATGTTAATGCTGCTGGTGCTGTTATGAACTCTGATTCATCGACATCAGGTATGAGTTTTGTGATTGATGAAGACAATATGTCTACAGATAGCCCAACAAAGGTTCCAACACAACAATCAGTTAAAGCTTATGTAGACGCGCTTGTTGCTTCTCAAGTAGTATATAAGGGCGGTTATAACGCATCAACTAATTCACCCGATCTGGACAGTAATCCTAGCTCTATTCTAACTGGTTGGATGTACACAGTTACTCATGCTGGTACCTTTTTCTCAACAGATGTTGAGGTTGGTGATGTACTTATTGCTGAGCAAAATGACCCTGATGAAGCAGCTAATTGGACTATTGTTAATAAAGACTTAAATGCTGGATCTATTAAAACATCCTACGAGAGTAATTCAGATACTAACGCCTTTACGGATGCTGACCAATCTAAGCTAAACGCTATAGAAGCTTCAGCTACAGCAGACCAAACAGCAGCCCAAATTAAAACCGCTTATGAAGGTAACTCAGATACTAACGCCTTTACGGATGCTGACCATACAAAACTTAATAACATTGAGACAGCTGCTACAGCTGACCAATCAGCAGCACAAATTAAAGCTGCTTATGAGGGTGAAAGCAACGCCTTTACAGATGCTCTGTTTACTAAGCTTGGTAATATTGAAACCGCAGCTACTGCGGATCAAACCGCTGCGCAGATCAAAGCCGCTTATGAGGGCGAAAGCAACGCCTTTACAGATGCTCAGTTTACTAAACTGGGAAACATCGAAACTAATGCTACTGCTGATCAATCAGCGTCTCAAATTAAGACCGCTTATGAAAGTAATTCAGATACTAACGCCTTTACTGACGCTGATCACTCTAAGCTAAACGCTATAGAAGCTTCAGCTGATGTAACAGATGCTACTAATGTTAATGCTGCTGGTGCTGTTATGAACTCAGATAGCTCTACTTCAGCTATATCCTTTGTCATTGACGAGGATAATATGGCTTCTAATAGCGCTACTAAAGTTCCAACTCAACAATCAGTTAAGGCTTATGTTGATGCAAACGGGGGCGGATCGAGTCAGTCAGATGCTGAAATTAAAACTGCTTACGAAAATAACTCAGATACTAATGCATTTACGAATGCATATAAAGCAAAACTAGACAACTTAGAAGCAACGGTACTAGCCTTTGCAATTGCGTTAGGATAAAAATATGGCAATCACCTTTACTACATATACAAGCTCAGAGGTAGGAACTTCTCCTGCCACTGTAGCAACAATTGCTTCTGGTAAAGTAGCAACAATAATCGGTATGCAACTTGCAAACGTAACTGACTCGCAAATTAGTGTTACAGTTACTATTGCTGGTGACATAACCATTAAAGGTGTTCCTATACCAGCTAATTCAGCCTTTAGCCCTATATCAGGGAAGATGAATGTACAAACTGGGGACACTATAGTAGTAGTTTCTGATACGGCAGACTCTGTTAATGTAACCGTTAGCGCAATGGAACAGGATATATAATGCCTGGATATTTAGGATCAAGTATTGCAACTACCTTTCTCCCTGCTGGTTCTGCTTTAGCTATTCTTGAATCAGGAGCTAGTGAGGCTGTATTATCAAAGTCTGCAGACTATACCTTAGTCTTGACAGACAGAACTGCTGTTATAAGAGCAACAGATGATATGATTCTTACCCTTCCTGATGCCACAGCAGCAGGAAACGGTTTTTTTATTAACTTCGAAGCAGCAGGTGGTGCTTTGACTTTGAGGTCTGCTGGATCAGACACTATAAACGGGGTGACTGCAGATGTGATTGTTCCGGATGGTGGGTGGGGCTCTATAGTTTCTAACGGCGCAGACTATCTTGCCAAGATACACCAACCTACAATTTCAACTAACGTAACAGCTTACACTTTGTATGGTTCTTCTGAGGATCGAGCTATTCTAGCTCTTGATACAGCTTTCACCACAACTAAACCAAACCAACAAGTGAATTTTTCTGGAAACCTTAATATAGAGGCTTCTCACAACTCCATGCTATACATCAAGATTGATGGGACAGAAGTTGGTAGCGGTGATACAGCAGGAATCAGATTCCATGGTATAGCACCATTTAATTATGACCGAGATAACGCAAACACTATGTTTATTGTAAGCTTCCAATATACTGGTATAGTTGCCAGTGTTGGAGCCCACACTCTCACCATACATGCACGAGGTGACCCCGCCACTCTCGGCCTGAATGGCGTGGTTTCAGACAGTAACATTGACTACAATGAACGTGGTAGTTCTAATATCAGAATTGAGGTGAAGGCATGAACTATGGACTAATTATAAACGGAATCATTGACACAGTATCAGATAAAGACTTTCCAGGAGCTGTGAAAATTCCTGATAGTGTATCAATTGACTGGACGTATAATGGCACTACATTTACTGGCCCGACACCAACCTTAAAAGAAGTTAATAACCACGCACAGTATTTGATCATGGCAGCAACAAATTCCAAGGATCGTGGTCAGTCAGATGAGCGTATATCTGCTGGTGCCAGAGAAGCAACTGCATTACTACAATTAAGAGTTCTCAATGGCAGCTGGACAACAGAACAAGAAACACGTGCAGCTGAGTTAACTGCTATTAGTAGCTATATAGCAGCTGTAATTGCAGCATCAAATGTACTTAATGTAATGGAGCCTATTCCTAACGATTATAAAAATAAAACTAAATGGCCTGATGCGGGAGATACATAATGTCAAAAAATAGAATTTTAGCTGACCAAGCAGGAAGTATCGTACAGATTAAACGTGCAGAAACTAATGCTATGTCTACTGTTACAACCGTGATGCCTGACGATGACACTATACCTCAGAATGATGAAGGCTCGGAAATTCTCACGGTAGCCATTACGCCCAAAAGCGCTACAAATAAGTTACATATTGTCGGGACTATTTATGCGGGTAGATCTACTGGCCGCGATATAGTTACAGCACTCTTCCGAGACACTACTTCTAACGCTTTTGCCGCCATACACACCGAGGCTCAAACGTCAACCGGAGGTACTCTATTACATATAGACTCGTATGTTGATGCCGATACTACATCAGAGATAGTATTCAAAATACGTACAGGCCCTGACGGCAGCGCAACTTTAACAATAAATGGTGTTGGGGGCAGCCGACAGCTTGGTGGCACTATGGTCTCTTCATTAACAGTCACCGAAATAGCAACTTAATAAAAATAGAAGGAATATTAAATGTCATACATAGGGACAACACCAGTACCACAATCAATTAAATTTGATCAGATTTTTACAGCTGTAGCAGGCCAAACAACTTTTGGGACGTTAGGGTATCAACCTACGTTTATTGATGTGTACTTGAATGGGGTTTTATTAGTCCCAGTTACTGACTACACAGCTACCAACGGCTCTGAAATTGTACTTACTGTAGCTGCTGCTGCTGCTGATATACTACAAACTATAAGATTCGCACCCTTTAACGTAACCAACGCAACTCAACTAAGAACAGATATGGGTATCAACAAGGTTGTATTATCAAAGTCAGGTGACTATACTTTGTTAGCTACAGACCGTGGTAAAGTTATAAGGGCAACTGCTGATATAACTTTAACAATTCCAGCCGCTGCTACTTCTGGAGACGGTTTCTTCTTTACTATTATTGGGGATGGCGGATCGGTCACATTAGCGGGAGGCAATACAGCAATTGTTGTAGCTGATGGTAGTAGTAACGACGTTGCTTGTAATGGTTCAGCTTATTTTGCTATTGGCGGCGGAGGCGGCACATCCTTTAACACAAAAGGTATTGCAAAGGTTGTTGTATCAGTTAACCAACAATCTACACAGAACCTTAGGTATAGCCAAAACGTAGCGTCAATAACAGATCAAGGCACTGGCCGAACTCTTATTACTTATACCAACGATTTTTCAAGTGTTAACTATCTTTGGATGAAAGACTACGCTGGCAAGGTAGCACCTTCCTTTATAGGTGTTACTGTAGAGTATCAGGTTGATAGAACAGCATCAGCGGCATCACTGGAGATTAGCAGCGTCGATTCCTATGGAACACGGACAGATGGCACAAAAGTTGAAGCAACTGGATTTGGAGATTTAGCATAATGGGTAGCATAATCACACCAAATTTTGGTGATGGCACTGATACAATTCCATCAATTTATCTCACTGGGGGATCTGCGAAATACAGGGCTAACTATGATCTTTCGGGAACCGCCGCTGTTGTTGACAGCATGAATGTCGCGTCGATAACTGACGTGGGTTCTGGAAGCACGGCGCTGGGGTTTACCGCCAATTTTGGGAACGCTCTTTATCAAACTGCAAGTAGTCGTCGCGGAGACAACACAGCGAATGGAGACTACAACGAAAGTTTGCAGCAGAAGACTGCCTTAGCCTATACAACCAGTTCCGTCGGTCTTTTGTCTGGGACACTAACAGCGTCAAGCGGTGCAGTAATCAACATAGCAACAAACCATTCCGTTGGTTTTGGAGATCTCGCATGATTAATTACTCAGACTATAAACTTTGGGAACGTGAATTACTTTTCTTTGATCAAGATGCTAATAAACACCCACCGCAAGGAAAATACTCTATAGTATGGGAGGATCCTGAAGACGTTGATGCGCCTGCTAAAATAACCACACCATCGCCTCAATGGCTAGCAATGGCATTATACGGAGGTATACTACCTCCTGTAGAAGTGTACTGGGCATTAAAAAAAGATGAAGCTAAACCTACGTTTACACACCATACACGAGGGTTCCTACTACACGATACCCCTCCTGTAAAAGCTATGACAGAAGAAGAAGCAATGGAATATTTAGTACAAAAAGAGCTTCCTACCTCTGTATGGTTAAGACCTAAAGGTAATCGTAGTTACCTAAAAATTGTACTAAGTAAATCTATACCAACAGACCGCACATTTCGTAATGGCTGGTCAATTAAACAGGAGAAATAATATGGATAATAATGTAATAGATAGTCGCGGCCAAAGCCGTTTAGCAAGTTCTATGACACTTCCTACTAGTGGTCGCAAATTTAGAGACGCATGGGTATTCGGTGAGACAACGGTTATAGAGGTTGATTGGGATAAAGCTCGATCATCTTTTCGTAGTACTGCAACATTAGATCGCATTACTTTCGTAGTTCGTGCTATAGCTGCGGGTTTTCTAGCTGAGTCAGACGCTGAAGATGCTGCTCGCGGCATTTGGCCTAGCTCTTTTTCAGATGTTCTTGCAGCAATACCGGAGTCTCAAAGACTTAATGCTCGTATTACCTGGGCAGGCTTAAATATTATTAACCGTAATGCTGCTGTTCTAACAGTTATTGCTGCTGTTAAAGAGATAGATCCTAAAGATCTTGATATTATGTTTGGTTACGAGGGCGAATAAGTACTATGCCTAACGGTCTTGGTCCTAAGTGGTTTCCAGTAAAAATCAGAGAAAAGCTAACTTCTATACTTAGCTTTTTCTTTGATGAAGCTTCTTGGGATAAGCACGATGAGGGTTACGAGCGCGGATACCCTGCACGCTGGCTTTGTGACTTACGATTCTTACAAGCAATGCTAAGGGATGCTACTATATCTACATCTACTTTAGGTACTTTTTTACGAATACTTATCTCTATTTTACTATGGTTTTTAGTGCGTATAGGTGGTTGGTATAGCTATACTAAAAAATAATTGGACTAGCGACCTCCATATGTTATAATCATTATGTAAAATAAAAAATAATTAAGGAGTGCAAGCATGTCTGAAGATACTGTTTTAACTTACAAGCTTAAAGCACTTGATGATAAAATAAAGCCGCTAGAAGAGAGAATAGGACTTTTAGAGTCTAGAACCTCTAAGCTAGAAATACAAGATGCTAGGCACACAACTAATCATACAGGCACCGAAAGACGTATCAGCGCTAATGAGAGTACTTTTCAGTGGTTAAGTCGTTTAATACTAGGTACTATTATTATCGCAATTGTTAGTTTTATACTATCAGGCGGTATATCAGGGATAGGAATATTATGATGTTAACAAGGATTGACTATAGCTTATGGGCGATAATCGTAGGATTAGTGGTAGGTATTACTATATCTAGTGGGTACAGCTGGTACTCTTCTATTACTCCTTATATTTTTCATGTAGATAACGAACAAACAGGTTTTAGTCTAGATAGAACTACCTACAATGTAGTAGGTGATATAGAAAAAATTGCGTGTAGCAGACTACCTCTTCCAGAGGGTTTTAGAGTTACAGTAGACGTTCCTGGAGAAGGCTCGGCAGATACTACGTGGTCCACAAAAGATGTTAGTGATAATAGAGATCCAGGAACAGATCCTATATTTATTACTGTAGATCTACCTCCTATATTCACACAGGCACGAATTACAACTTTACACGCATGTCCAGATCTAGAAACTGTGACTGAGGACATATTATATATACCTAAGATATTCTACGTAATAGACGGTAACGCCACTTTAAAGGAATAAAACTTGACTGAATATAATCTAATAAAGCCTAAAAGCTTTTTTAAACTACCTGTAGATAAACTACTAAGTAAGATGCCTACCCCTATAGTATTTAATGAGAGTCAACAAGCTATGCTTGATGGTTTAAATGATAAAAGATTCTGGGTACATATATCAGCAAGAAGAACAGGTAAGTCTTATGCAGCAGCTTTATTAGCTTTTGCTAAACTACTAGAACCTGGACAACAAGTAATGGTTGTTGCACCAAACTTTACGTTATCTTCCATTATCTGGGATTATGTTACTGATATTATCAGTAAGACTGGCGTTGAGATTGTAACTAAGAACCAAAAAGATAAAGTAGTTAAACTAGAGAATGGTTCAATTTTTAGACTTCTCTCGGCTAACAATAGAGACTCTCTAGTTGGTCGTGCTGCTAATTTACTAATTATTGACGAAGCAGCAATTATACCTGACGATGAGTATTTTACTCGTGATTTACGTCCTGCCCTATCTACTTTTAACGATTCAAGGTGTTTATGGATTTCAACTCCTAGAGGTAAAGGTAACTATTTATACGACTATTTTCAGCGTGGTGATAACGACGATTATGACGAATGGGGTTCTGATCTATTTACTTGGAGAGCAAACCCACTTCTCGGAGAGAAGGATGTTGCTGAAGCTGAAAAAACAATGACACGTGCTCTATTTGCACAGGAATATATGTGTGCTTGGACTACTACAGAAGATCAAATTTATGAGTACCTCGATGATGAGAAACACGTAGGAGAGTACCAAGAAAAACAATTTGTTGAAGTGATTGCTGGACTAGACGTTGGTTATAGGGATGAAAACGTTTTTGTAGTTATTGGTTATGATGGTGATTCATACTTTGTTCTTGATGAGTATATATCTAAAGAGTCTACAACATCTGAGTTAGCTGAAGCTATTACAGAGTTACAAGATAGGTGGAAAATTGATTCTATATATATTGACTCTAGTGCTGCGCAGGTAAAAGCTGACTTTGCTTATGATTATGATATTTTTTGTGATAATGCAGTTAAGTCTGTAAATGATGGTATAAACTTTATACAAGCACTAATTGAGCACGGTAACTTATGTTTTGATGAAGAGGGTGCAAAACACACCTATCATGCTATGACTGCTTATAAATGGAATACTAAAACTGATAATCCTAAACCTCACCATGATTGGTCTTCTCACCCTTCTGATGCAGTTCGTTACGCACTATACACTCATCATAAGATGAATGCTATATCAATCTATTCATAACCTGTCAAAATTATATATTGGACAGAACAAAATTTTAGTGTAGAATTAACTATGACAAATTTAAACAGATTACCTATTAAATGGGTTAGAGACTATATCAAAAAAGACTATAAAGCTAAAGACGCTTGTTATATTTGTGGAGATACTAGTAACTTAGACCTTCATCACATATATAGTTTAAGTGAGCTGTTCCACAACTGGTGCGAAGAAAAAAAGATTCAGGAGATAACTTCTAATGAAGAGATCCTACATCTTAGAACTATTTTCGCAGTTGATTGTGCAGAAAAGCTATCTAATGATAATCTATATACGTTATGTGGTACTCATCATAAGCGTTTACATAGTATATATGGTCAACGATACGCCAACACTTTAGCACCAAAAATTATAAAATGGTTAAATATCCAGAAGGACAAACATGGCTAGTGAACGCGCAACCCTCAGAGAATGGATGGCAGAAAAGTTAAATCCAGCACAAGGTTCTATAGCAGCAGGTGAATCTGTTGCTAGCCCTGAGAACATTATTGATTATCAATCTGCGTATGCTGAAATTGAAATTATTAATCGAGCTGTTGAGATGGTAATTAGTGCTTGTGTAGAAGTTCCTTTTATAGTAGACGGTGGTAGTCCAGGTAAAAAAGTAAATAAATTACTAAATATCAGACCTAATCCTTTTGAGGATAGAGCACGCTTATTTAGGCGTGCTTTTTTAGATTTCTATCTAGACGGTAATGTGTTTTTTTACTATGATGGGTCTAACCTTTTCTTACTCCCTGCTAACGCCGTTGAAGTAGTACCGGACCCGAGAACATTTGTATCACATTATAACTATGTTATAACTAATACTTCTGTATCTGATTATATGGGTTTTGGAAAAGCTAAGAAAAATTCTGAAACTATAAGATTTGAATCACATGAGATTATCCACATTATGGCTGAAAACTCAGAATCTATATTTAGAGGTACTTCAAAGCTAAAAGCAAGTATTAGACTTATAGAGGTTTACTACTATATGATTAATTTTCAACGTCAATTCTTTAAAAATAATGCGTTACCTGGTTTTGTACTTACTACAGATTCTGTACTATCTAAACGCGTTAAAGAGCGTTTGTTAGATTCTTGGAGCAGTACTTATACAACAATATTTAATGGTGCAAGACGTCCTGCTATTTTAGATGGAGGCTTAAAGATTGATAAGTTTTCTACTGTAAAGTTTAGTGAGTTAGACTTTGAAACCTCTATTGAGCGTATTCAACAAGACATGGCTAAGGCTATAGGTGTTCCTTATACTCTATTAAAATCAGGTAACAATGCGAATATTGATGCTAATCAAAAATTGTTTTATCTTCATACGGTAATTCCTATTTTAACAACATTTTCAAGTGCCCTTAGTCACCATTTTAACAATGACGTAACCATTAGACCTGATAGATTAAGTGTTCCAGCACTACAGCCAGACGCCAAGGTGCAAGCTACCTATCTCAGTACTCTGGTTAATACAGGAATTATGACCCCAACTGAAGCTAGAGAAATATTAAGATTGCCAAAAATAGAAGGGCATGATACTATAAGAATACCACAAAATATCACTGGTAGTGCTACAGACGCTAGCCAAGGTGGAAGACCAACGGGAGGTGAATCTCCCGATTCCGAAGGAACAACTGATGAATAACAAAACTTTTTATATCAATAGTTCTTTAGACACTAAAGCCGTAAGTAAATCTAAAAAAGGTTTAAAAATAGCTGGTTATGCAAATACTACATCAAAAGATCGTTCTGGCGATGTAATTACTGCAAAAGCTTGGGCTAAAGGTGTAGAGAACTTTAGAAAAAACCCTATCATGTTGTTTCAACATAAACATGATGCTCCTATTGGTAAATTTGATAAAATTACCGTAGACAAAAAAGGTATTTATGTTGAAGGAACTGTAAGCGAAGCAGCTGAAAAAAATCATGGTGTACAAACTTTAATTAAAGACGGCGCCTTGAAAAGTTTCAGCGTAGGCTTTCAGATTAAAGATGGAATTTACAACCAACATGATAACTCTACTACTATTACAGAAGTAGAGTTACTTGAAATTTCTGTAGTTAGTGTTCCTTGCAATCAAGACTCGCTATTTAGTGTTCGTAAAAACTTTGAATCTGATGAAGATTTTAGCTCTTTTGTTAAAGAACTAAAAACAGATGCTGAAGACGAATTAACTGAGATTGACGATTCTCCTGCTGAACTAGTGATTATAGATACTATGGAGGAGAAAACCGATATGGCAGAAGTACTACCTATTGAAGTAGAGACTAAAGAAGTCGAAACTGTAGAAGAAAAAGCAGCAATTGAGATTGTAGAAACAGTTGAAATTAAAACAGAAGAAACCGTAGAAAATGTTAAAGCTACTGATAATATCACTGATAAAGAATTAGTAGCTGTAGCAGATAGTGATCTTGTTAAAGATGACGAGGAAGAGCTTGAGCTAAGAGACGCTAATGCTTCTATACCTTTTGTCAATCTTCTAAGTATTAATCTTTCTGACTTATCGGTCGACGACCATGTTAAGTATTCAGAAAAAATGTATAAAGTAGCTGAGATTCCTACGGACCAAAATCCTAAGTTTAAACTTTTAGAAGTTGACGCAGATGGTGAATATTGCAATAATACTATTAATGTGGAGTTACAAAAACTTTCACAAGAAAATAACTCAAACAAAATTAAATGTGAAGACGACAAATCTGATAAAAGTCTGAATGAAGAACTTCACGAGAATTCAACAAAGGAGAACAACAACATGGTTGATCAAGTTGTAGAAACAGTAGACCTAACTGGTGCAGGAGCAAAAGCTGCTGAAGTTAAGTCAGTATCCACTGTAGCAGAGCCAAGAGTTGCAGAGCTAGTTGAGAGAACTGGTGAAGCTATTCTAAGAGAAGGCGACGCAAAAGACCTAAAAGGTGAGTATACACCTTCTGAAAGCGCGGACGTAGCAGAGCTGAAAAGCCAAATTTCTAAGTTCAAAGACGAAATTGCTGCTATGTCTCATAGCAAAATGCAATTTGCGGATAATAACCGTGCAACTGCACAGTATGGTGAAAAAGAGATGGCTAATGCTTATCTTCTATCTAAAGCCCTTAACCGCCCAGACGTATTTGATACTAAGCTAGGTTCCCGTATGAAAGCTGTTACTTCGGTTGATGCTTTCCTATCTAACTTCTCGCAGAATATGTATGAAGAAATGCAGCAACAACTAGTTATTGCACCAATGTTTACACGTATGCCTGTAGATGCCAAAACCTTCCGAGTTCCTGTAGCTGACGAAGATACTGATGGTGATGTAGCGATGTTCAAGAGTGGAACTTACTCTACTGGTGTTGGGGATGCTACTAACGTTCCAACATCTAACCAGAATAGTATTTCTGCTGTAGAGTTCACGCCCCACAAGTTCATGGCAACAACTCACCTAGCAAAAGACGAAGAGGAAGATACTGTTCTTGCTCTACTTGACTTCCTACGTATGAGCACAACTCGTCGTATGGCCCGTGCCATTGACAAGTCTATCCTACGTGGTACAGGTGCTCTAACAGGCTTTACAGCTTCGCCAACTAACGCTCTTTCTGTTGGTACAGGCTATGCTTCTGTTATTGAAGGTATTACTAACCTAACTACTGATGCTTCCCTTGAAGTAGCAACTGGTTCGGCAAATGACAAAGTTGATCCTTCGGATATTGCTGCTGCTAGAACAATGATGGGTAAATATGGATTGCAGCTTGGCAACGACCTAGTATTCCTTACCTCCATCGAAGGTTACAATAATCTTGTTACTACTTCTGATTTCAGAACTGTTGACAAGTTTGGCCCTAACGCAACCTACCTAACAGGTTCTGTTGGTGCTATCTACGGTATCCCAATTGCTATCTCGGAATTCCTTGATGGTGTTGGTAGTACTGGTAACCACCTTGGTACACTTGTTTATAAGCCTAACTTCCTAATCGCAGAAAGACGCGGTATGGAGCTAGAAAGCGAATATGAAGCACGTCAACAAGTTACTGCTATGTATCTAAGCACTCGCTTCGATTTTAAAGCACTAACGACAAATACTAACGCTGCTCTAGATACTACAAAGTACTCTACTGCTGTTACTATCGCTGCTGGCTAATCTCTAGTAAGTAAAATTTAAGTAACTTAGGGGGAGGCGGTAATTCGCCTCCCCTTATGCATAGAAAGGTGCCAGTTTATGTCAGAACGTTTTGAAGAAAACTTAGGAAAATATACTTATATAACAATACCACAGGTAAAAGATTATCTCAGTATCTCTAGTAATACCGCTGATGCAAGATTAGCTAATATAATCTCATACACTACTGGTGTGATTGAACATTATATTGGGCAACAAGTGTTAGCTAATGACTACGTTGAAGTTTTTGACGGAGGTTCTTCCTCTGTTTATGTTAATAGGCTACCTTTAAGCACTGTGTACTCTGTTTCAGAATTTAATGGTGTAGATTATACACTATTAGCTGATCCTACTACCTCTGGATCTCCTGTAGATACAAGTTCTGAAAGCTCTATTATAGAGTATAATAACAGTGCTCATAATACTACAAGGGTTAAGCGTTTCGGTAAGGCAAGCCTAAAACTCGATATTTCTGACTATATTAGTGTGCCTAAGGTCATAGAAGAACTACAGCATGAAGAATCTAACTATACCTTAGAAATGTTTATAAGAGTTGATGAAGACACTCTTCAAGCTAATAGCTTAGTTAGATTTAATACCGATGCTGATAATTACCTAGATTTTGGACTATCCAATCAACGTGGTCTGTACACTACTGCTGTAATAGATAGCTCTGCTACTACTGTAACAGGCGCTAATACAGATGTAGAAACACAACAATTTGCAAAAAGACGTTGGGCACATGTTGCTGTAACACGTAATTTAGAAGAAGAAAAAGTATATCTTCACTATAATGGTAATGTTATTGCTGACGCCTCTTTTGCCGTATCTAACCTTAGCTTTACTTCTAATATTCATATTGGTAGTACATTTAAAGGTTATATTGATGACATTAAATTCTCACAAATAGCAAGATATAGTACTGATTTTACTCCTCCTACTCATAGATCTAGAACAGATAATGATACAACTTTATTAATTCGTTTTGACGAGTCTAATAAATCTACTAACGTATCAGACGTTCATGCAGTTCCTGCATCCTATAACTTCTCTAGAGATGTAGGAGAAGTTACTAAAGACTTAGGCGGTGGTGCTTTATATCCAGCTCTTACACTGCATGGATCGGCAAAATTTAGTACGTACCCTCAAGGAGTTCATGTATCATATAGAGCAGGTTTTGAGCCTGAGGACGTGCCACAGGATCTTCAACTAGCTACCTTAGACTATATTAAAACAGTCTATAAGCAGGATCAGAGTTCCCAGCTTCAAGTATTTGAAGGCGAGCGTAAAGAAGGTTTTGCTCTAAGTGCTAACTTTCCTCCACATATTAAACGAGTACTAGATCTATATAGAATTATATTTTAATGCGTGTTAAAAGTAACATTAGTATACAAACGACTTTAGATGGCAAACGATATACTAGTTTAGTCGCTTTATCTAAGGCTAGACGTTTATTAAAAACAGGCTCAGGCTCTCGCTCGGGCAACTTACAAAAAGAGCTAAAAGCGTTATATGGTAAAACTGGCGATATATATGAGATAGCTATTGCTCAGTCTATGGGAGCTAAGATAATACCTGGTCGAGGAGGTTTAGGCGTTATACCTGATAATGTACGTGTTACTGATGATGCTTATGAAATATCAGAAACTAAGTCAGTTACTACACAGTCTGATAGTTCGGGAAACGTATCTAGAGCAAGACCTATCTCTGTAGCAGGAGGGGATGGTATTACTCTTAGGCCGGGTAAAAAAACGTTTATTACTAGTGTTAATACCCCTAAACCGGGTACTGGTTTACAAACTATACTAGATGATGATATAAAACTATCTAACTCTATGGATAACTTATCTAATATTTTTGGGATGGAAGATGTTGATATACGTCCTGCCTTTATACAAGAGTTAGTAAATGCTAAAGGTAATCAAAAAAATCTTAAAAAGATACTAAGCGGCCAGTCTAAAGCAGCTATAGCAATAAGAAAAAACTTTGCTATTAAGTCTTCGGATATTCGTGTTACTATTAAGTCTGGAGACCAACATATTGTTAAAGCTATTGGATGGTCTTGGTCCTCTATAATGAGAAATCCGAAAGCTAAAATAGATATTAAGCTACAAGAAGATGGCTCTATTAAGTTTAATATTAAGTTTCCAGAAGCGTTAGTTAGAGCTGCCCTTAATAAAGCTAATAAACAGACAGATATTGTTTTACATAGAGCTGTAGATAGAGTTGGTAAAGAGCTTGGGCAAATGTTTGCAGGTCTTAGCCCAGAGGTGGTACGTTACTTAGAGTCTCAAGACTTTAACTTTACTACTAAATATATAAAAGGATCTGTACTAGTATCTACAGGTTCTATTAAGATAACTGCAACTAGAAAAAAGAATATTAAAAAAAGCGGTAGAAATCAACGCTTTATCTCAAGCCTTCAATGGACTGCTTTAGTTCAAACTAGGCTAGGACGTACTATGGAAAAAGTAGGACCACCAGAAGCTCCTAACTTAAAAGAGAGAAGTGGTAGATTTAGAACTTCTATTAGGGTGTTTCCTAATTATAGAGCTAGAACTATAGCTTATTATTATATGCCTATGTATAGTCATTTGGCTTCTTATGGGTATAACCCTGATCAACAAATAGAAACAGCTATTAGCGAAGTAGCTATGAGACTTTATGCTAAAGCATTTAATATTGTAAAGGCTTAATTAATGATATTTAATAGAAGAACAGAAATTTGTGATTATCTTGTAACTCAGCTCAAACTTATTAATGGGGCAGACTATATTAATGGAATAGTATTTACTACTAACTTATTTAATAATGTATATAGACGGCTAAAGTTTATTGACCAAATTAATGACTTTCCAGCTATATACGTATCTGCTGGTACCGAAATTAGAAATTTTCACACAGAAAATTTGACGGAAGCAAATTTAAGCGTTACTATAAGAATATATGTATATGGAGAAGATAATTCACAAGATCAGTCAAACGAATTGATCGACGATATTGAGAAACTTATATACTCAATTGGAGACAACCCTGACAAAGGTATATTGGATATAACTATAGAAAATATAACTATTGATGATGGGGTTGGTGCTCCTTACGGTATGGCAGAAGTTGAATTATCTATAACTTATAGATTAGAAAATTAAGGAGAATTAAATAATGGCATCTCTTAACCTACAAAGAAATTCCGAGGTATTTTACTCAACTGTTGATCTTATCAACGGAGCAACAGTTGCGTCAATGACCCCCTCTAACACGTGGAAATTAGAAGTTTTAGCAGGTTTTGCAGCATCTGCTTCTGCTGCTACTCAAGATATTACAAGTATGGAATCAGGATTTAATCCTGATAGATCCCAACAAAGATTTAACACAGCAATAAACCCTGTTGACTGGAATTTCCAGGTGTACTTACGACCTACAGGCGCTGTCACAGGTTCGGCAGCAGCCTCTACTACTGCTGCTACTAACGCGAGTGGTAATGCTAAGCCTACAGCTGATTGGTTTATGTGGCAGGCACTAATGTCTAATACTACTCCTTCAGTAGGTGCTACTGGTGAGCAGTCTGTATGGGCAGCTGGTAAGTTAAAAAGTCTTAATGTTGCAGCAGGGGTAGGAAGTCACTCTACACGTTCTAACTATGCAGAAGCTGTTGAAAACCACTTGTACTTTAAACTAGATAACATGTTTTATCAAGTTAGCAACGCAGCTGTAAATGAATCTACTGTAGATGCGGGTATAGAAGAAATTGCAACAGTTAGTTGGACAGGTTTTGGGTCTACTATAAAAGAACTTACTGGCTTACCTCGTAACAACGCGGTATCTGTTTTTGGAGGTCTTCTAAATGATGGTTCTGCTGCGTCGGCTAACGCTAATGCTGCAACCTTATCTGCCGCATCTAGCTACCACCCATATAACAAAATGAACGTAGCTGGTGCTGTATCTACTAACTCCTTCATTAAGAACCGTTTAAGTTCCATCGAATTTAAACACACACCTGCTGGTGCTTCTGTACTTACTTATGTATTTCCTGTTACTGCTCTTAGCTTTAGCTATAACAATAACATTACTTACCTAACTCCAGAAGAACTTTCTAGCCTTAATGAGCCTGTAGCTCAGTTCCTTGGAACACGTGCTGTAACAGGTTCCTCAACTATGTATCTTAGAGCTGGTGATACTGAAAGTGCTGCATTCCTTCGTCACATTTCCGAAGAAGGAAAAACATCATCTTCTCAAACATCTAAAGCTAACTTAATTATTGGTGGAACTACTGCACCATATGTAGCATTTCAGATGGATGCAGCACAGTTCGAATTCCCTACAATCGCAATTGAGGATGTTCTATCCCTTAGTGTTAATTTTGTAGGACAAGAGCCTGATGCAACACGCGGAACCGGCGGCGAAGTTACTATTATAGCCGCTAAATAATTTGTTCTTGAGGGAGAACAAAATTAACCAGAGAACGTCCATCAACTTGCGATTCTAGGTATCCCTCACCTAAGATAAGCAGATATGTTGATGGGCGTTTATTTTTATATAAGGACTAACAAATGAGTATTATTAAAAACGCAATGAGTAAAGAGACTACCAACTGGGTTGAATATCCAGAAATTGATGGTTTTGAAGTTCATTTCAAATTTCTATCGAGAGAAGATCTGCTAAAAATCCGTAACAAAAGTACTGTTTTAAAACTTAATAAAAAGACACGTGCTAAAGAAGAAGTTGTAGATAATAATAGATTTATTGCTAACTATGCAGAAGCTACTATTCTTGGCTGGCGTGGACTTAAAATTAAAAATCTACCAGACTTACTACCTATGGATGTTACAGGGATGAATGGTAACACTGAGGTTGTATATGATAGTGACGAAGCTGTTGAACTACTTAAAAACTCTACAGAGTTTGATGAGTTTGTTACTGAGACTCTAAACGACTTTCAACTTTTTACCAACAAAAAAGCTGAGGAAGACGTAAAAAACTAACAGAATACCTCCAGCGTTCTCTGCACGGTGGAGGTATTAACTCAGATCAATATCTACAAATGTGTGAACAGATGGGTTGGGAAGTAGACGAAAAAGAAATACCTACAGACCCTTCTGAACTCAGTTTAGACATTCAGTACGCACTAATTCTTCTCAACTATCTACCTGATATGTGGGACGGTATGAGTGGTACTTGGTTTGGCAAGGATTATAGTGGATTAGCTGCTATAATGGATATTTACGAAATGGATGATAAAAAAGCTGTTTTTGAATTACTAAAAGTAGCTGAAAATGAATTATCTAAGTATTACAAGCAGAAATCAAAAGAACAAGAATCTCTTAATAAGAGTAAGAAGGCGAGATAAATGGCCGGAGTAATTACTAACCTAATTAAGACTAAGTTTACTACAGAAGGTGCAAAACGTACTGAGCAGGCAACACAACGTGTGGGGCGTGCTCAGACTCGTTTAGGCCAGGCTAGTGCAGCTAGTGGTAGGCAGTTTGCTGCGCAGTCTGATGGTTTAGGTGGTTTAGTTGGTGCTTATGCGGGTGCTGCTGCTACCATCTTTGCGGTATCTGCTGCGTATGACGCTTTAGCACGAAGTGCTAGAGCTTCTCAAACTCTTGAAGGATTAACAGCTATTGCGGCAAACTCCGCAGTTGCTGGAGATGCTTTGCTTGCTAGTGTTAATAAAATTACTAAAGGACAGCTAACTTTTGTTGAATCTGCGGAGCAAATTAACCTTTCTCTAAGTGCTGGTTTCGGCGCTGAACAAATCGAAGGTTTAGCTGGGGTAGCTATTAAAGCTTCTCGTGCACTTGGTAGAGATTTAAGTGACGCGATGACACGTGTTGTTCGTGGTTCTGCTAAAATGGAAGCAGAACTACTAGACGAATTAGGTATATATACTAAGATTGATCCAGCTACGCGCGCTTATGCTGCTGCTATTGGAAAAACTGTTGGAGAACTAACAGAATATGAAAGACGTCAAGGTTTTGTTAACGCTGTTATTACAGAAGGTGAGAAGAAGTTCTCATCTATCAATACTACGATACCTACTAGTTCACAGAAAATTGAAGCATTTAGTAAGACAATTCTAAATTTAACTACTAATATGGGTATGCTTATTGCTGATGGTTTAGCTCCTTTAGCTAGTTTTCTAACTAATAACCTTTCTGCTACTCTAGGTACTGTAGCACTACTCGGTTCTTTAGTTTTAGGAAAAGGTATATCTGTACTAAAAGGTCAATTAGATAACTTCCAAGCTGCTGCTGAGAAAAAAGCTGCCAGCGTAAATAACGCTATTTTAGGTCTTAACAAAGGTGCTGTAGCACGAGTTGCTGAAGCTAATAAAGCGGTATCAGGAATTAATAAAAGCGCTTCTGGACTATCAGGTATTGGGCCTGAGCTAAAAGGCTTAGTTGACGTATCTCGTCAAAGAAACCTTTCTAATATAGAACTAAAAGAGAGTGGAAGACTTTTAGGAATAAGAGCTACCAATCTTGATACTAATATTACTAAAATGAAAGCTAATGTTGCTGCTCTAGAAGCACAAACAAAATCTAGTAAATTATCTTCTAAAGCTATGGATGCCAACTTAGAACAAAGAAATAGTATAAATAAGTCTATTGAGACTCAAAACGGTTTACTAGCACAGACTAAAACTCAGCTTAACGCTGTTAATACCGCTTCAAAAGGCGCTACAGTTGGTCTAGCTAAGTTTGCAGCCGCTGGAGTATTAAACATAGGTAAAGCTTTAGCTGGGATTGGTAGTATGGCTTTAGGGATAGTTTCTTTTGGGGCTGTAGCTCTTAGTGCTGTTGCTATTGGTGGTATTCTAGGTAGTACTTTCTTTAACCTAATTGGTAAATCTGAGGAATACGAAGCTACACTTAAAAAAGGGGGAAAAGCCCTTAAAAACTTATTTAACGATGCAGATAAGGGAAGAGACATATCTGTCCTACAAGGAGTTTCATCAAGAGCTATTTCTGAAATAGAAAGCACTAATAAAGAGCTTAGAGAGCTTGATAGTTTTAAGTTTGAATCTAAGTTTATGCTTATAGATATAGAGATAGAAAAAACCAAAGAACAATTAGCTAATGAAGTTAATGAAGCTGTTGTATCTATTACGAATAACCGTGGTAATACTATGCTGCAAACGGCTGGTAGTGATATGGGTAAAATTTATGCTGGTGCACTAGCAGGCGCTGCGGCAGGAGCTCTTACGTTAGCTCTTCCAGGTGCTATAGCAGGAGCTCTTGTTGGGGCTGGCTTAGGAGCTACTTATAATATAAGATCTGCTATATCAATAGATTTAAGTGAATCAGACATGTCTGCTTTAAATGATCAATTAGGGGGTGCATTAGATGAGCTAGACGGTTTTGCCAAAGATACAGCTGCAAAACTGATCACATCCTATAGAGAACAGTACGAGGAGTTAGCTAAAATAGATCCTCAAGTACGTTTAATGTTAGATACTATTACTGGTTTAGCTATTGAATCATCTAAGTGGTTAGAGTATTCTGATTCTATATACGATGTTATGCAAGCTACAGGACAAACAGCAGATAATATAACTAAAAACTTTACGTTTATAAACCAGCTTGACGAAGCTAGAAAAATAGCAACAACTATAGCTGGTATTGATTTTTCAGTTATGAACGTTAATCCTATAAACCTCACTGAGGTACTTGACGCTGCTAGCATAGATCCTAATTTACGTAGCTTAAATAAACTTACCGTAGACTTAGAAGGCTCAAATGCTGTAAAAAGTATAATGGTAGAGTTGGAAACTAGTGCTAAATCTTTTAGAGATATTTTAGCAAATCTAGATTTGTCTCCTCATTTGAATGCTGCGTTTTTAGATGTAGGAGAAGAAGCTATTAAGGCTTATACAAGTACTAAAGATTATGTAGATATTATAAACGTACTTAGTAGAGATTCTAACTCTCTTAATGGTGGCTTACTAAGAACTGCTGAAGTATTACGAGCATCAGATGAGGGTATAAGTAATAATGCTATAACAGTTGAGCAATTGTCTCAAAATATAGGTAACGCTTCTTCTAGTATAGATACTATGAAGGGCTCCTACGCTGAACTAGTTACCGAGCTTGGTATACTTACTAATATGAATACTACAGAGTTACCAGATGGAGTAGTAAACTCTATAGAAAATAGGATTCAAAGTCTACGCAACGCCTTGGGCGAAGCTACTAGTAGCTTAACAGCGCAGGTAAGATTAGTAGATGTACTAACTGACCAGCTTGAAGCTTATTCAAACAGAAAAGATATAGCTGATTTTGTAACTAGTATAACTCCTAAAGGAGTAACAGACTTCGATTTAGAACTACAGATTTCTACTGTAGGAGTAGATAATGAATTACTAGCGCAAATCGACTATCTTAATAATATAGTTAGCGCAGGGGAACAGGCTACTCATCAGTTTGATGAAATGGCAGGAATGTTAAATAGGTTTGGTGATGGTAGTCTAAGTAACGACTTAGTAGCTAGTGTACTAGGTGCTACGTCAGCAGAAATAGGTGATTATAAGCAGCAGCTATTAGAAGCTGGTATGAGTGCTGAACAGTTTGCAGATATACAATCTTTAGCTGTTACTGAATCAATGCAACAACTTAAAACTGCTGCTGATCAAGCAGGGGAATCTATAGATAAGTTTATGGGTCAATTAGCATCTGAAGCTATAAAAGAAGCTGATAAATTGTTAAGAGAATATGCTACTACAATAAAAGATATAGACCTAGAAATAGCAGCTATTGAAACAAAAAGTGCTATTGCTACTATTAAATTTGAATTAGATAGCTCTCAAATAACTAGAGATATACAACTAGCTGTTCAAGAATTTGAATTAGATAATATTAAGCTTCAAATAGATTTAGTACAAGCTACAGAGGGTGCAGAGAATATAACTGCGATTGAAGCGGCTAAACAAGAAACGGCGCTCCAACAACAGCTATTAGATAAACGCGTAACTATAGCTTATCTAGAGTTTGAAAACGAGGTTAGGGCTATTGAGGCAAGAAATAAACTTCTTGTTGAAGATATGCGTATTAATAACGCTAAAATTGAAGCTGATGCACTACAACTTAAAATTAAGATTGCTTCTGACATTGAGAATATAGCTAACTTAAGTGACCTATACTCAGAGTATATATCATCTCAAGGTCAGGTAAATCAGTCTCTAGTAAATGGTATGCTAGATGCTAGTGTATCTATGAATACCGCATTTGCGCAAACATTTAGTAGTGCAGCAAGCACTTTAAACCAAGCTATTATAGCTGGGTTTAAACAAAATCCTTATGCTACTCCTGTAGTTGCTGGTACAACAGAACGTGTAGCAATAGACCCTATAGAGACTGCTTTTTCTGCCCTAGCTTATAGTGTAGGTGAAGCAGGGCGTAATACTATGGATAAAATAGACGATCGCTCAGAGGCGCAGATAAAGGCTGAAACAGCGAGAGTTAGTGAACAGCTAACATTAAATCAGCTAGAGATAGATGCATCAAAAATAAATCTAGAAAATAGATTAGCTAATTTAGCTCTCGATAGGCAGAT